TGGAGAATAGGCACATTTGAAAATATGACCGGTGAATTAACCTCTGAAACACCTACTTGTATTGCAAAAGCTAATGAGCATGTTATAATTGAGAAAAAACTTAAAAAATAAGGAGTACAAATGCCCATGAAAAACCCACACAAATACAATACTAGAGTAGGTTCTGCTAGTCAGCACCAATTCTCAGAAGTACCACACGCTGATATTCAGCGTTCAACATTTGATAGGTCTCATGGGCTTAAAACTACATTCAATGCAGGTCAATTAGTACCGATTTATGCAGACGAAGCTCTGCCGGGCGATACGTTCTCCTGTAACGTAACAGCATTTGCCCGATTAGCAACACCAATTCATCCAACAATGGATAATGCATTTATGGATACCCATTTCTTCGCAGTTCCAATACGACTTGTATGGGAAGATTTCGAAGAATTTATGGGAGAAACAAAAACTTATAAAGCGGCGGGTTCATCCCGCTTAGACGGAACACCTGATTTCACCGTTGCCGCTCCTGTACCACCAACAATCACCGCACCGGGTGGTGGTGAAACTGAAGGTTCCCTTTCAGATTATTTAGGAATACCTACTAAAATAGCTTCACTTGAATTTAGCGCACTTTGGCACAGAGCTTATACTCTCGTATGGAACGATTGGTTCCGTGATGAGAACCTTCAAGCACCTAAAGATATTTCTTTAGCTAGTGGTACTGATACTACTACTTATGATTTATTAAATCGTGGCAAAAAACACGATTACTTTACTTCTGCATTACCATGGCCTCAGAAAGGCGCCGACGTAACATTACCTTTAGGAGCTTCAGCTCCTGTAACAGTCGGTACCGATACTTCCTTGACCGCAATGTATGTTAAATCTAGTGGTGATAATGAATATCATGAACAAAATGCTAATGCTTCAACTGTAACTTTAGGAGCCGTTGTCGGAACTCCCGCAGAAGACAGAAAATTATATGCTGATTTATCTGATGCTACATCAGCAACAATTAATCAATTAAGACTTGCTTTCGCAACACAAAAATTCTTAGAAAAGCAAGCACGTTCAGGTTCACGTTATATCGAAGTGATAAAAGGTCATTTTAACGTAACCTCACCTGACGCAAGATTACAAAGACCTGAGTACCTGGGCGGTGGTTCAAGCCCAGTGAATATTTCACCGGTCGCACAAACATCCTCAACGGATAGCGTAACCCCTCAGGGTAATTTATCCGCTATCGGAACGACTGTACTATCAGGACACAGTTTCACTAAGAGCTTTACAGAACATACTATTGTTATCGGCTTAGTTTCTGTTCGTACAGATTTAACTTATCAACAAGGCCTTAATCGTATGTTTAGTCGTGAAACTATTTATGATTATTATTGGCCAACACTTTCTACTATTGGTGAGCAATCTGTTCTTAACAAAGAAATTTATGCACAAGGTACATCTGCAGATGACGATGTCTTTGGTTATCAAGAACGCTATGCGGAATATCGCTACAAGCCAAGTAATATTACTGGCAAATTCCGTTCAAACGCAACTGGCACTCTTGAATCATGGCATTACGCACAAGAGTATGCTTCATTGCCACTCCTTGGTGATTCATGGATACAAGTTACAGACACTAACGTACAACGTACACTAGCTGTCGCAAGTGAACCACAATTCATCTTCGACTCATTATTCAAACTTAAGTGTACACGACCAATGCCTGTTAATTCTATACCTGGCGGAACCCACTTCTAATGTTTGGAGATTTATTTACAGGTATAGGTTCTGCTATTGGCGGTTGGTTTGGTTACAAAGGCGCCAAAGACCAAAATGTTGCTTCTGCTGACCAAGCCGCAAAACAAATGGCATTTCAAAGAGAAATGTCCAATACTGCTGTTCAACGTCGTATGGCTGACCTTAAAGCAGCCGGTATTAATCCTATACTAGCCGGTTCTAAAGAAGCATCTAGTCCGGCCGGCGCTATGGCACCTATGGTTAACAAAGCTGCTTCTGCAGCTGCAGCTGCTCAACAAGCTGCACAAACTAGCCTTTTAGCTAATTCAGCTCAAAAAGCTAAATATGATGCAATTATTGCAGAAGGAAAATCGTTACCTTGGCAAGCTGCTATTAAAGCTGCTGAGGAACTTAAGAAGGAGATAAATAGTGCGCAAGATGCTAAAGCTACTCTTACAGATTTTAAGTTTGGTGATGAAATACCAGTTATTAAAAATAGGTATAAGCGTGCTATGCGCCATCATCGGAGTCCTGGGCGTGGCTATTCTCCAGGTGTAAAACAATCGCAGAAGTATAGAAAGACTAAAGTATTTCAATCTGCACTTACAGGAATATCACTATGACTACTAAACGAAAAGCCACTGGCGTTAAAAAACATACATTTCGTTCAGCTTATAATCTTGGAAATGAAGATTATAGCGAAACATTCAGTGAAGGTCTCACTGAAAAACATCATAAAGATGAATGCGATATTAATAAAATACTCGCTCAATTCATGGAAACCGGCATAATGCCGGAATCATCAATTCGGAATCCTCAATATGGTGATGTATCTGACCATAACTTCCAAGATATACAGAATCAATTAGCAAACGCTAAATCGTTGTTTGAAGAATTACCGGAACTTGTGAAGGCTCGATTCAACAACGAACCATTCGAATTTCTAAGATTCGTGGAAGATGAGAAAAATCACCCCGAATTGGTAGAGATGGGGCTTGCACATGCCCCTCAACCAGAGCTTTCAGCTCAAACGCTTGAACAAAGCCAAGCTGGAAAGGAAACTACGTCCCTTTCAGCAGACAACGAGGACTCGTCCGAGGCGTCAGAAGGATTGTCCACTTGATACAATCCTAACGACTGACAGACGAAGGCTGGAAGGAGTGAAAAAAATAACCGGATTAAACCTAAGGAGTAAGCCACAATGAGAAGACCAAGAAAAATGAGATTAAGAAAATCTAAAAGACTATTTTCCCGCACTGCCGCAAGGACACACAGGAAAAATTCTTTAAGAAGAAGCCGACCTATGAGAGGCGGTATTAGACTTTAACTAAAATGAGGAAACTACTATGCCATGTTTTCACCCGTTACACGGATTTAAATCACCTACCTCAGGTAAGTGGTTATCAATCCATTCAACTAATAATCTTAATTTAGAACCATTAACTATTCCCTGTGGAAAATGCACAGGGTGTAGAACAGAGTATTCTCGCCAATGGGCGATTAGAATACAACACGAACAATCATTATGGCCTGTAAGCGTATTTATTACGCTGACCTATAATGATGACCATATACCTAATATAATTAATGATGAAGGCAAAATAATATCTAATACTTTAATTAAAAAAGACTTTCAAGATTTCATGAAACGTCTTAGAGAACCTAATGAGTCAATTGGTTGGGAACCTCCCAAACCAATACGTTATTATCATTGCGGAGAATACGGCGAAAAATATGACCGACCTCATTATCACGCAATATTATTTAATACAACATTCCCTGATTTAAAACAAATACAGGGAAAAAAAGATTTAAAAACATCTAAAATCCTTGAAACTATATGGGGCAAAGGAATTGTGTCAGTTGGCGCAGTTACATTTGAGTCAGCAAGCTATGTAGCCGGTTATGTTCAAAAAAAAATAATTGGTAAAAAAAAAGATGCTCATTATGCAATAGTTGACGCTGAAACAGGAGAATATTTTTGTCAACGTCAACAAGAATACTCAACTATGAGCCGGCGCCCTGGCATAGCAGGGCACTGGTTCGCCAAACATAAAGATGATGTATACCCATCAGATAATATACATATGAGAGGTCGCGAAATGCGACCGCCCAAATATTATGACAGATTATATGAAGTAGAATATCCTTCTGATATGGAAAAGATAAAAGAAAATCGCAAGGAAGCCATGAAAGAAACGGAACACTTGCGTACACCTGAAGCTTTGCGTCATGCAGAGAAAACTCACAAAGCTCGTATGAGCTTATATAAAAGGAAAAAACTATGATACTATGTAAATACACAATCAAAGATTCGCGTAGCGAATTTTATCACCAAGATTTCACTCTTGAAAACGATGCTATGGCATTAAGACAATTTGCTGATATGGCAAATGAAGATACTCAAATTGCCAAAAATCCTGAGGATTATTCTCTGTGGAGAATAGGCACATTTGAAAATATGACCGGTGAATTAACCTCTGAAACACCTACTTGTATTGCAAAAGCTAATGAGCATGTTATAATTGAGAAAAAA